AATGCTAGGGTGTCCGGCAATGCTGAGGTGTACGGCAATGCTGAGGTGTCCGGCAATGCTAGGGTGTCCGGCAATGCTGAGGTGTCCGGCAATGCTAGGGTGTCCGGCAATGCTAGGGTGTCCGGCAATGCTGAGGTGAAAAAAGATGATGATTACATGGTTATTGGTGGAGCTGGTCGTTACAATCGGTTCACAACATTCTTTAAATGCCGAGATAAAACAATCAAGGTAGTATGTGGGTGTTTCTTCGGAACAATTATTGAATTCCGAGCAAAAGTAAAAGAGACACATAAAGGGAATAAGCACGAAAAAGTATATTTAGCTATGGCAGATATGGTTGAATTGCAGTTAGACAATGACGACAAGTAGGTAGTTTAAGTTGAATTTAAGGAGATAGAACAATGAACACAGTACAAATTTTAGGTAATTTAGCACGTGATCCAGAAGTGCGATATACACAATCCGGACGTGCGGTGGCCACTTTTACAGTAGCAGCAACTAACACCTATATTGACTCCACAACAAATGAGACGAAAGAACAAACTGCTTTCATCAACTGTGTGGCTTGGGGAAAACTAGGCGAAGCAGTAGGAAACTACAGAAAAGGAAACCGCCTATTCGTAGAGGGGCGTATTCAAACACGTTCTTATGAAGATAGCAACGGACAAAAGAAATACGTTACGGAAGTAATCGCTGGTTTCGTTGGTGTATCCGCATTGAATGATACGGTAACGGAAAGTAACTTTGAAAATTTTGCAGATGATAAAGGGAACGATGAAAATCTTCCGTTCTAAAGGGTGATAAAAATGCTAGTAAAAAATGAGAATGAGTGGTGTTGGTGTTTTGGTGGGTATGTAGGTTGGCCGCAAAAAAGCATTGAAGATGCCGTTAATGATTTTGCAAGTACATATTCAGATGAGGAAGTACCAAGCGTTAGGGTGGCAAATCCATATTATTACATTCCGACTGTTGATGCAGATCGAGTTATTGAAGATATTGTGGAAATTGATCTTGACGATGAAATAGCGGAATGGTCGGAAGATTATCTACTAGATGCAAAACAAGAACATATAGACGAATTACAAAAAGAATTAACCGATGTATTTCGTAAGTGGGAAAAACGCCACGGGTACAACAATACTTCTTTTGTGGTATTTGAAACCATAAACCCTTTTGAAAATAAGGAGATAAAAAAATGAAAAATATTGCGCTTTTTGTGTATATAGTGCTTGTGCTATTAGTAAAAGCTTTAGGTTTTGCGTTTATTGTTTCTATGGTGTTATGGTTGCTAGGTTTATTCAATATTGCCGGAAATACGGTATTAGGATTATTTGTATCAACTATTGCTTTGGCGTTGATTGCTGGCGGGTTAATGGAAATGATTAAGATAGATGCATTATAAAAATACTAGATGCAAGTTGAGGTGAGGAGTAAATATGTTACAAATAAAAGTATTTCAAGGTGGATCAATAAGAATTTATAACACTAATTCATTCAAAGAAGGCTGCTTGAATATGATGCGCATTCGATGAGTGGTGAAACGAACATATGGGGCATAGTAAAGGGTGAATAATGAAACAAGCATTAATAAAAGGCGTTAAAAGTGATGAGTGGTACACGCCTATAGAAACAGTTCAAATGATGCTTAATGTATTCCCGCCAAATGCTGGCGATAAAATCCTATTGCCGTTTGATACAGATAAAAGCAATTTCACAAAAATTGTTACGCGCGAATATGATCCGTTAGCCATATACGGCATTAGTGATTTTTTAACCAAAGAATATGAATTTGATTATTTAATCACTAATCCACCGTATAGCAATAAAGATGAAATTATAGCGAGATGTATCGAAACGGGGCGCCCGTGTGTACTGGTATTGCCTATAGATACACTGGGGGGGGTACAAAGGCATAAATTGTTTAGCAAAACCAATATAAGCGTATACGTACCAACTAAGCGCATTAAATTTATAAGTGAAACGGGCGAGCATACAAAATCGCCCGCACATCATAGCGTTATTATGATGATTAATGCGCCGAAAACGGAAATATTATTTGAATATCAGTTGAAGGGGTAGTAAATGAAGAAACTTGTAAAAACAAACGATCTAACATATACACGTGAGCAATTTGCAAGTGCTTTAACCATTGTTATTGGGAATAGAATTTTAAAACCAAAGATAACCGCAAATTCTTATTGCATCATGGTTGAATATAGTATTCCAAACGGTAAAAAACAAAAACGGTTAAGACAAGTAATTTCAAAAGCAAATTTACAACATTTTAACGGAACAATGGAATTGTGTTTGTATCATATTAAGGAGCAAATAAAGCATTTATTAATAAAAGGGGAATTGAATTATGACGAATGAACAAGGCGCGAAATGGTTGTTACAAGAAATGTACGATGAGGGTTATCGCGATATTAAAATATTCGGGGTATACGCCTATTTTGTAAATCCTACTTTTATCGAAAACGGTGGACATTTTAAAGTGCGGGAACATACTCCGCGCGTTCCGTGTAGATTATTGGGCATCGCCGGCAACAATAAAACTTATTCTATTGCAAGTTTATTGGGCATTGTGGAATGGGAAAAAGTTCCAGTTGATACGCCTATCATTATTGAAACTATAAACGGTGTCGTAAGGCGGTATTTTGCTAAATTTGAAGGTGGACGGGTTTGTTATTTTTGTTACGGTGCGACAAGCTGGAGTAATGGGAAATCAGATGTGCTTACAGAAGCAGAACCGCGTAAAGTGAGGTTAGCAGAAAATGCCAATAATTGACATAGTATTCAAAGGTCGCCCAATCACGAAGAAAAACCACGGGCAAATAGTTAAGAACGGAAATAAACGGGGTTATATTCCGTCGGAAGCCTATTCAAATTATGAAGATGCATGTTTATGGCAATTGGCTGGAAAGAAACTGCATATATCTGGTATTGTAGTTGCTGAGTGTAAATATTACTTGCCTAATAAAAGAAGTTGGCCGGATTTAATCGGGTTGCTACAGGCAACAAGCGATATTTTAACAAAAGCCGGTGTGATCGATGATGATAAATGGATATGTTCATATGGTGAAAGCTGCATAGCTGGCATTGACAAAGAAAACCCACGGGCAGAAATTCGTATCATGGACAGGAAAAACGCCGTATTAGAACAACTTTTAAAATAGGGGGATATTAAATGGGTTTAATCTGTAAGTTAAAGAAGTTTGTATTGGGTCGCAAAAATGATAACACAATTAAGGTTAAGCGATTTATGCATAATGCGTTGTTACCGAAAATTGGTAGTGCAGATGCTGCCGGAATGGACTTCTACCAGCCGGAAAGTGTTGTTATTGAGCCGCATCAAACGCAATATGTAACGCTAGGTCTAGCAATGGAAATTCCAAAAGGATATATGTTAATGTTAACGCCACGATCTAGCATGAGTAAAACTCCGTTAGTCATTCCAAATTCATTTGGTGTGATTGATGCAGATTACCGCGGGGAGATTAAAGGCATATTTAAAAATACCAGCGATGATGCGTATCTAATTCAAAAGGGCGATAGATTGCTGCAAGGTATTCTTGTACCAGTTGGCGCATTAAAGTTGTTAGAAGTTGATGAATTAACAGAAACGGTGCGCGGTACTGGTGGTATCGGTAGTACAGGAAAGTAATAAAAGAGGTAAAAAATGATTAGAATTTGGGAAAAAACAGGAATTGAAGAATTAGAACAAAATTTAGCGGGTGTGAAGAAAACTGAAATCAAAGAGCCAGAATGGCAAACGCGCTTTAGAATTGAATATAGTGAATTAAAAGAACGATACAATAAACTTCATAAAATGTTGGTTAAATACGATGCGGGAACATTGGAATTCAAACCTACTTGCCCTATTGAATTGTTACGCAAACAAAAAGCCGCTATGGGGGAATATCTAAATATTCTTGAAATTAGAGCGGAAATTGAAAAAGTAACATTGTAGACGAAAGGGGAAATGTATAATGCCTATTATTAATCCGATGTATCTGTATTTGATTGAGGTACTACATAATTTAGATGTGCTAAATCACCTTGTTTTTATTGTGTTGGCGTTTGTGGTGTTTTCTCTTGGTGGCCTATATGTTTTTGAAGAGCATGCGAGGGAAGGAATACAGGCGAATAAATCAAAAGTTATATTGGTATTTGTGGCGTTTGCGGTTAGTTCATTGATCGTGGTAATTGTACCTACTAAAGATGCGATGTATAAAATGTTAATTGCTAGCTATGTAACAACTGATAATATCCAAATTGTGAACGATGCCATTAAAACCAATTTACAAGACTATTTAAATATGTTAGGGGAAACAGTTAAGAACATGAGATAAAGGGGAATATATGACGGATAAAGAATATAGAGAGTTAGCCAAAGAGTACCTAGAACCAATTAAGTTAATCACAATGAAAATTAAATCATTAAAAGAAGATCTAAAGCATTTGCAATCCGATATAACAACAATCGGGGCAATTGATTATAGTAAGGAACGTTTAAGCGGTGGCGGAACACCGGGCGGGTTAGACCGTCAAATAGTACGCCTTGAAAGTAAGCGCGATGCAGCGCAAAAGGAAATAGGGGCGTTGATTGATGAAAGGGAAACCGCAGCGGATATTATCAACACATGCACTAGTGGAAAAGAAAATATACTATTGATGCGTGAATATGTTGACGGCAAAAGTGCTAAGCATGCTAGATACTTTACAGATTTAGAAAAGTCGCAAGCGAGCGAACTAAAGACGGCTGGACTCATCAAAGTAGGGTATTATTTGCACCATACATATTGCCCAAGCATGCATACCGCCAAAACGGTAAAAGTCGGAATACATCGGACTATATCGGAAACATGCGGAAAAGCATAATATAGTATAATTATAGTGTCATATGTAGCTTTTAAAGACATTGACTAATTCTCCCGATACATATGCAACACAACGGGGAACATTGGGCCGTTCCCCTTGCGTGTTGTATACAGGCGCTGGCGTTAAATTCCTTTCACGAACACATGCCATTTAAGATACGATCCTTGTTAAAATATGTACTTTCCTAATAACATAACTACTTGTACGATTTTATAGATTGTCAGCGCTTGTATAGAACATACAAACAAACTGAATAAAACTAAAATAAAATGGGGTATATCCACGGCGATATATCCCATTTCTTGTATAAAAGTAACATTTAATTGTTGAAAACTGAACATGCTGCATTTATTATGTAAAGGTTTTAGACCAAATTAACCCAAATTGTTTTGATGTCAGATCACATTAAGTTGTGGCGTGTTTGGTTTTGAGTAATTAAAAAAGCCGCTATTATCTAGCGGCTTTGGTGTTGACTGGCGTCCAGCCTTCGCCCCAACTGTATGGGGTGTCTCCTTGCGCATCTGTAACGACATGTGTTATGGACGTTACGATATAGGAACCTTGAATTCGGTCGCCTATACGAATATCACGCATGCGGGAATACCCACGCACACCGGCGATGTATACCCTAGTAAGTGGATTGCCTATACAATCACCTTTTTGAGTTTTTGCAATTATTTTGTGAGCCATGATAAAATCCTTTCTAGTTAGTTATTGGCGGTAGTGGTTATCTACCGCCTTTGTTTGTTATTCAAATAAGAAGGCTATAGAGTTTCTAGTGAGGTTGCTGGAGGTAAGAACAACTTCATCATTTACCATAAAAGCCTTTAAAGGTGGTTGAGATTTTAAGAAGTTGTAAACCTCTTCTTCTGTAATGTTGCGTTTAAGAATTTCACATGTGATGTAATCTTCAACGTCATAAAGCTTTTGAGTCATTTGCATTGTTTTATTCTCCTATTTATTCTTTTGAATTGTGGACAACATTTTAACCGCCATATTGATTACATATTTAGGGGCGTTAGAACCGTATTCCCAATCTTGGAAGGTACGGAGCGGCATTTCTAAATATTCAGCAGCAGCCTTTTGAGTGAGACCCGCTTTTAAACGGGCCTCTTTTATTTTGTTGCTTGAAGTGGGCATTATTTAATCTCCTTATTCGTAAAAATGAGTTGCAATAACTTGATTATTTGTGTCTAGTAGTTGCCATTCAAAACCGAATGACATAGTTGAAATAAATTCAGATGCTTGTGATTGATTATCGAAGTTCCAAGTTTGATTTGAGTTCAAGTCTTTTAATGTGTACATTTTTATTTCTCCTTGTGATTAACTATTGGGGTTCGTTTCCCTTACCTTGATTAGAGTATAACACGGTCATCGCGACACGTCAACCGTATTTTTAAAATTACACGAAATGTGAAATATGATTATTTGAAAGGATAGCAATATGACGCAAATTCATTGCGATAGAAAGCATTGCTTAAACAATGATAAGCACGGCATATGCACGGCTAAAACAATCGAATATAACGGACGATGCCAAACATATTGCACTAGCCAACACGCAGCCAAACAACATGCCGGAATATGTCAACGATCACATAGAAGAATGAAGAGCAAAGATAGCAACATACTACGATAGAGAGGAATATCAATGAATTACATACCTAAAATTAAAAAAGTAATTACGGCATTACAAATCAAAAAAGGTTTAAGGTATGTTATTGATACTCGCCAATCATGGAGCAAGTGGGATAAGCCATTTAAAGTATTCATCGTAAGTCGTATGTATAACGAAGCGGAATATGCAGAAGCATTTCCAGAGAAGTATAAACGAAACCCGTTTAAAGAAGGGCAATTATTTAAAAAGGTAGCTGAATACGATACGTTAAAGCAACATGAGTTGTTAATATATTTAGTTAATGTGTTGAAAGGTGGTGAACGTAGTGAGTGATATTAAATTAAAGCCTAAAGAGTTAGTGTTTGCTGAAGAATGGCTAAAGACTACGAACGCCACGCAATCAGCGATAAAGGCTGGTTATAGCGCACGAACGGCGTATTCGGCTGGTAATCGACTGTTGAAAAAAGTTGACGTTAAACAATATATTGATGAACGACTAGCAGAAATGAAAGAAAGTAGCATCGCCGATACTAACGAGGTGATGCAGTTCTTATCTAGTACGATGCGTGGTGATATTCCCGACCAGTTCGGTTTGGATCCGGCGTTAAATGATAGGATAAAAGCAGCTGAATTGCTTGGTAAGCGTTATAAGATGTTTACTGATAAGCAAGAAATCAGCGGAGCGGACGGTGAACCGATTAAGGTTATATTTAGTAATATGAATAAAGAATAATAGGTAATTGCATAAATCTATCATTAAATGAGGTATATCCACGGCGATATATCTCATTTTTTGTATAAATCTATCAAATATGGAAATAACAATCGACTATAAACCTAATGAAAAACAAAATATATTCCACAACACAAAAGCACCTTATGCTGTATATGGTGGCGCTCGTGGTGGCGGTAAAACGAAATCATTGATTATGGACGTGTTTATTTACGCCTTAACGTATCCGGGTAGTCATTGCTATATATTTCGTGAAACATACCCAAATTTAGAAGCCAATGTAATTAGGGAATGGATCAGAAGTGTGCCGGCTGAATTATATAAGTATTCAGACCAAAAGCACATAGCCACCTTAAAAAATGGTAGTCAGGTATTGTTTAGATATGTGAAGAATGATAAAGATGCCGAGGGTTATCAAGGTCAAGAGTTTGATTACTTAGGCATTGATGAATTAACAAAGCATACAGAACGCACGGCCGAATTATTAACGGCTTGCCTTCGTAGTGCTAAAGGGTTTCCTGTTCGTTTCCGCGGGAGTTGTAACCCCGGAGGTCGTGGGCATGGTTGGGTAAAGCGTAAATATGTAGAAGCCACAAATTATGGGGAAAATCCTGTTATTGATGAAACTACTGGACTTGAAAAGGTGTTTATACCGGCGCAAGTTTACGATAACTATGTTCTTATGGCGAACGATCCGAGTTATGTCAAACGTTTAGAAGCATTACCGGAGCAAGAAAAGAAAGCGTTCTTATATGGTGATTGGGATGTGTTCATAGGGCAAGTATTTACGGAATTTAACAGAAATATACACGTAGAAGAACCTTTTGAAATTCCTAAAGGTTGGATACGGGTTCGTTCTATGGACTGGGGTTTTAGTAAACCGTTTAGCATTCATTGGTATGCTATTGATTATGAAGGTGTTGCGCATTGCTACCGTGAATATTACGGTTGCACAGGTGAGCCAGATGTAGGGTTGAAACTAACACCCGATGAAGTCGCTGCTGAAATGGCTAGATTAAGCGAGGGTGAAACCTATGCATATGATATAGCTGATAGAGCGATATGGCAGAAAGACGACCGTATGAAGTGGAGTATTCAAGGTGAGTCTATTGCGGAGATATTTGCACGCCATGGCATTAACTTTACAAGGTCGAATTCTGAACGTATTCCGGGCAAAATGATGGTTCATACCTACCTAAGGGAGAAGAAAATCAAATTCTTCTCTACGTGTAAGCATATTCTAAGAACACTACCGGAATTAGTATATGACGAAAGCAAACCAGAAGATGTGGATACAACGCAAGAAGATCATGCGTATGATGAGTTTAGGTATTTTTGTATGAGTAGACCTATTACACCTAAGAAACCGGAGAAACCATTTAATGACGGTTATAAATATGATGATGAAACAGAAGGGGAAGTAACTGCATGGGGCGTATGAGTGAAAGGGCGTTGCGTGATTACGCTTTTAGAGTGTTGAAGTCAGAATACGGCGAACGTGAAGAAAAAGGCGTTATTATTCCGGAGAAATACACCGATGCACAGTTAGCGGAATTTGCGCAAGCTATGCCACAATGGCAAATAGAACAAATGTACGATATGATATATGGTTCTGAAATGGTGGAATAATGGATATAGAACAAACATTTGATATATACGAAGCGAAAAACAATGTTAAAAAAGCATTAGAAGCCACGTCAGATTGGCGCAAAAGTGCTGCTGAGGATTTTGCATTTATGCAGGGCAAGCAGTGGGAAGATGCGGATTTAGCTAAAATGCGTGAAGCTGGACGGCCAGCGATCACAATCAATAGAATTAGACCGGTTATTAATCTATTGTGCGGTTATGCATCGCAGAATGAAACAGAACCGGACTTCTTGCCACGTAGTGAAGAAGATGACCGCATCAGTCGAGTGGCTAAAGGTATTACAAAATATTGCTTAGACCGTGCGAACTATCAACGTAATAAGGGGAAATGTTTCCGCGATAAGATTATTTGCGGTTTAGCCAATTACTGGGTTAGTTATGAATTTGACTATACGAAGCTAGACGGTACTATTCAAATTGAACGTGTTTCTCCGTTTGATGCTTTCATAGATCCGGAATGTAAGAAAGACGATTTAAGCGATGCTCAATATGTTGGCCGATATAGTTGGGAAGGTACGGCGAAATTAAAGCAAGTATATCCAGATAAAGCCGATGAAATCGATACACTTAGACATAAATTTGATGATACCGAACAGGAAGCCGGCGTTATTGAAATGGTAGACGGTGAGGCTCTTTGGTACAACAATAGCTACAACAAAATCCGTGTAGTGCAATACTGGTATAAGGAATATGGCAAGAAACATGTATTTATGACAAAAGAGGGTTTGGTTGATGAAGAAAACCCCTTGTTTACCGTATTAATGGCTATTGGCAAAAAGCCTACTAGCATACCAGATACTAAAATCAGATATGCGACATTTGCCGATGATGTTCTCTTAGAAGAGGGCGAAAGTCCTTATAAACACGGTAAATTCCCGTTAGTGCGTGAATATTGTTACTATACCGGTGAACTAGCAGATGATGAACTAGAACCGGCTGGCGTAGTGCGTGATATTAAAGATGCACAAAGGGAATTAAATAAAAACCGTAGCCAACGCATGCATGTTGTTAATCAACAATCTTTAGGCGTTAAGTTCTGGACTGGTCAAATAGATGAACGTCTTAAACGTGATATTGAAAAGAACAGTACGAAACCGGGCGCAAATATTATGCTTCCTCCGGGCGTAACATTCCAAGACGGAACGCCGGCAATGGATAGCAATATCAATTTAAGCCTTGAACAACAAGCAAGTAATGATTTCTATTCTATCAGCGGTATCACTCCGGAAAGTCTAAGCGGTAGCGTAGGCAATATGAGTGGTAAAGCAATCGATCTCCGTCAATCTGTAACAACTGTTCAAACGGCTGGCATATTTGAACAGGCGAAAGAAGCAGAGCGCCAAATTGTTAAGTTATTATGGGGCGAAAAGAACGCTCCGGGGTTAATTCCTCAATTCTACAATCAAGATAAAGCAATGCGCATTATGGGCGATGATGGACAAAAGGAATTTGTACAGATTGCACCGGGCCTTAATCAACCAATGCAAGAACAGGTGTTAACCGATGCATTAGGGCAACCGCAACGTGATGCGGAAGGTAACCCAATCAAACAAGTACTATATGATTTATCCGCCTTTGATTTTGATATCGTAATCACTACAAGCCAAGCAAGCGCAACGGCAAGACGTGCTAACCTATATCAATTATTGGAAGCTAAGAAATCCGGTGTTGATATTCCTATGGATATTATCCTTGACTTTATGGACTTCCCAGAAAAAGAAGCCGTCAAGAAGCGTATTCAACAAGCAGCAGAAAAGCCAGCTATGCCAGAATTACGTGTTAGTGGCAGCTTAGACGATATGCCGGCGGAAGCATTGAGCATGTATTTACAAACACTAGGCGTGCAGATTTCACCACAACAAATTATGGCTGAACGGTTAGCTTTAAAAGGTAAGCAACCAAACATTCAAAATGCACCGCCAATTTTGCCGCCTACGAACAATTTAGGCGGTATGTAATATAAACTATCAACACAATAATAAAACGCTCCTATATGGGGCGTTTTTGTATTTCGCCCTAAGTAATGGCGTTAAACTACTTGCACGTATATATTCGCCCGGCAACGGCGTTAAACTGCCATATTCTTATATTCGTCCGGCAATGACGTAAAAAGGCATAAGGGGTATTTGATATGAAAGACGAATTAGTAAACATCGAAGAAGCTGGTTTCACTCCAGAAGATTTAGAAAACGCGGGCGTAGAACTGGAAGAAACAACCGAAGAAACGGGTACACAGGAAACTGCAACAGATGAACCCTCTACAAATGATGCGGCTGAAAGTGATGCGAATGATGCGGAAGTAGAAACAGAAACGCCGGAAACTAACGAAGAAACGGAAGAAACTCATGCGAACGATCAGAACTTAAAAGCGGCCCTTGCACAAGAGCGTGCAAGACGTAAAGCGGCGGAAGAACGTGCTAGACAATACGAAGCACAACAAAAACCGATTGAGTTGCCGAAAGAGGAAGTATCAAATATTCGCGACTTTGTACGCCGTGAAGCATTGAAACGCTTTAATATGACGGCGGAAGATTTAGAAAGTTTGATGTTTGAAGATGCTGAAAAGTATAACGCTTTCATTCGCTTTGAAGCTAATGCAGAATATGCAATTACTAATCAGCAAATCGCAGTACACCAACAACGACAAACTAACCAAAATTTCGTAAATGAAATTAAATCGCTACCAAACTTTAATGAGTTGTATCAACGCGGTTTAGACAAGTTAAACGGAATGATGATGCGCGATGCACAACCGATTAATGATGCATTTTATCGCGTTGATCAGGGTGAAGGTACGGAAGCCGATTTTGAAACCATTAGAAAATTTGTTGATGAATTGCAAAATGAACGGGCAACAAGTACCGAAGTACCAAACAACCCACTAGAAGTAGCAGCGACATTGCCTAAGGCTGGCGCGCTCAATGGTGGCGTCCCTACACCTAACAAGGTAACGGAAGAAGATATTTTGAAAGCGTATGACACAGGCAATCTTGATGCATTGCCGGACGATGTACGCAAATATTTTGACGAATTATAAGAGGTAATATATGGCAGAACAAAGAAATCAAGTTACTATCACAGCGGCGTTAGTCCCTAAGATTTGGACTAAAAAGGTATGGCATGAAGGTTTGAAAGAGTCCTTTTTCGATAAATTCACGGCTCTTGACGGATCCAATGTAGTACACAAAAACAAAGACCTTACAGGCGTAAAAGGTGATGCAGTTACATTCGGCTTGATGATGAATTTAAGCGGTGCCGGTGTTGAAGGTAACCGTGCTACTTTAACCGGTAACGAAGAAGCATTGAATATCTATGACTTCACTGTGCAAACTCAATTAGTACGTAATGCGGTATCTCGTTTTGAAGCGGACGACCAAAAAACGCAATATGATATGTTAAAAGAAATCAAAGGCGCATTGAAACAATGGTTAGCTGATTGGCAAGATAACAAGTTAATCGCTAAACTTTCCGCATCTCCTACATCTGGTGAAACATTGTATGCATCTTCTGCCGGTACACAAGCATCTATTACCGCCAACGATAAGTTGACTACTACATTAATTTCTCGTGCTAAACGTAAAGCACAAATGCACGGCCCTAAAGTACAACCAATTAAAGTTGACGGCATGGACAAATTCATTATGTTGGTTTCTCCTTGGGCGGCTCGTGATTTGAAAGATGATGCTAAGTGGCTTGCAGCGCAACAAAACGCCAACGTTCGTGGCTCTAAAAACCCTATTTTCACAGGTGCGTTAGGTGAATACGACGGCGTTATTTTGTACGAATACGAACGCGTATTGAACGACAAAACAGGCGCATCTAGTGCGAATGTATGCCATAACTTGCTTTTAGGTAAACAAGCGGCATGCTTTGCGGTATCTCGTCCGGCTAAACATATCAAACAAGTGGACGACTACGGCAACGTAGAAGGTAACGGCATTGCTTTCTATGGCGCAATCGAAAAATCCAAGTTCAATAGCAAAGATTACGGCGTAATCAATGTTATGACTGGTGGCGTAGTAGAAGCGTAAGTGTGATAGGCGGGGTAACACCCGCCTTTATTCTTATATGGGGTGAATATGAACGTAAAACAACTCATTAATAGGGCGTTCATGCAAATAGGCGATACCTCGCAAGAACAATATACTCCGTATTATTTATTGGAGTATTATAACGAAGGTAATCACCTGTTAAATGCCCTAATCGGTCAATATTGCCCGAGCCTTGCAACAGGCACGTTTGAAGGTACTGGACGTGGACGGATCACATTGCCATTTCAATGCATCAGCATATTGAATGTCAAGGCAGATGATGCGGAAGTACAAGGGTATCAAGTATTGAATTTACAAACGGTTGTATTTGATGCGGATCATGAGCAAAAAATCACCGTTGATTATATAAAGACTGCTGGATATAAGATGCTCGAAGATGAAAGCGGACTACCAGCGGAACTAGAGACATTGTTAGTTGATTACATCGTATATCGTGTGATGAACCTTGATATTTCTGGAATTTCAGCAAATATGGTTAGTGCGTTGCAATCAATTAATAACGGTTTAGGTAATAATAATTGTGTAATTGCGGAAGGGTATTGGAATTATGGTCGTAAGCGAATTGATTACTCTTGTTAATGTAGAGTCAAACGAAATTCTTGACGAACAACTAGAATATATCCAGTACATTAACGCAGCTATTGACTGGCTAACTACTATATTGGTTAGCATTAAAGATCGTGAAGTAGTTAAGAATATGGATATACCGGATAAAAGGGCAGTTCCTTCCGATTTCATGGGGTTTGTACCTAAAACAGGGTATCCTATCCGCATCATCAATGGAACATTTGAAACGTATGACGGTGAAACGGTTAATCAGGTATTTTATAGCGTACGCAAAAATCACGTTGATGAATTGGACGATACTATTCCGTTTTCTGAATTCTTTTATAGTTATTTGGTGCAGCTTGTATCTTTCATGGTGAAGAAAAAATCACTTATGACTGATTATGCTGCCTATGATAAGCAGTTCATAGACTACATCACGGAACAAATTAAAGCGGCGAGGGGTATAACATAATGGGCGTAAAACAAGTAGCCATGACAAATGGTTTTAGATTGGGCCTTGATTGGAGTAACCCACCGGAAAATATCGACGTGCAAGCCTTAACACAGGCTAGGCAATGCGAATTTGATAGAACGGATAATGCACTCCGTACCGTTCCGGGCGTTCGTATATTGTATGATTTCGGGTTGCCAGTCGAAACCTTGTATTATGATGTGTACCGTAACAAATGGTACTTTTCTAGCGGTAGAAATCTATATTCTACTGATTTCAATACCAATACATTATTGGGTACACTAAACGGAACAGGAGAGCCAAAATATCATGCATTTGGTGGCGATATTCTCATCGCTAGCGGTGATAAATTACAAGTTATCTCCGGCGCTGGTAAGTTGGTAACGGTAGAAAGTCCGGTATGTGATATAGTATCCAGTCATTCTGGACGTGTACTTGTTGCATCTACTCATTCGCACCGGTTGAATTGGTCAGCCGTAGGCGACTATAACGCATGGAATCACAACTCAAATGATGCATCGAGTGCGCAATATGTAGATGTTGGGTATAAAGACCAAGGCAGCATTATCGCCGTTGATTTCTTATCACGTGCAATTATCGTATATAAGGAATACGGGCGCGTGTATCAAGTTATTGGCACGCCAGATGCACGGAATTTAACGGTATACCCTCTATCCTATACTGGTTACTGTAGTGGGGCAACGATAAGCGTTGATGATCGTAGTTATTATTTAGGCAATCAAGGATTTATGTCATTTATGCCTACTAATACCTATGCGCAGGTTCAGCCGTTTGAAACCGGGCTGAATATAAATTCATATCTATTAAAGTACATTACAAAAGATTGTGATGTATGGCACATATCTAGCCGTAAGCAAATATGGATTAAGCCATATAATGGCGATACGATATTCATTTACCATTACTTGCCACGCTATGAGGACGGTCGAGGTGTGTTTACATCAAGAAAATTCACGCACAACATCAATGATGCGGTGAATGTAGATAAAGAAGTATATATAGCCTATGGCAATAAAATCGGTATTCTTGACGAAACAATAGATACAGATGATAGCGTACAAATTCAAACATCAATAGTAAGCGGTAATAGGCTTGCAACAAGACAATTCATATTAATCATGAATTATAACTTTGTAACGCATAACCTAATATCTGGCTATGGTACTATTGGCATTTCAAACAAGAAGCCTAAGCCTATTGAATTCGCAAGTAAAGCGGTTAAAACCTACTATGCTAATTTCAAGACCTATGATTATAAAGCGTTGATGAACGTCAACGAATACACGAAGGCGTATAAAATTGGTGGCGGTGCTAACCGTAATGTGCAGTTTAAAATAAACGTTCAAAAGGGCGCTATTTCATTACGCCAGTTAGATTATACATATGAAGAGGTTTAATAATGGCATATAAAGAAAAATACCCTTTGGATATAACACCACAGGGCGATACAGTACCGGAAAGTGTAGAGAAAAACCGGAATGAATTATTAAATATTGCAAAAGAAATGGACTTAAAAGCCGGCAGCGGTGGTACTGGCGGCGGTGGTGGCGGCCTACGTAATCGCGTGTTAAGTGGCAAGGTTAGCAATGGTGAATTTGCCTTTTTAACCGGTGATAATTTAAGCGTGATGATTGACGGCAGTCAAACACCGGTTCTCTTGTCATTCGCTGACGGGTTCAACGATTATGGCGCGGTTGATTATGTGCAGACGGTAACACGTAAGCAAAGTGCATGGAGCCTACCGGCCAATAGTACATCGTATCTGTATGTCGAACGCTCCGCATCTGGGGGCCTAAGTTATGGCAGTACAACGCTTGAACCATTACGACAATCAAACGCACCGGAAGCGGCAACAGATAAAATGTACTACAACACCACAAGCGAAAAAATGAATGTGTACACAGGCACGTACTGGAAGAACATTCTACGCGTAATTGTGGCCGTAGCGGTAACAGATGCAACGCGTGTTAAGTCAATTAAGTATTATGATCCGTACTTAAACACCGCAACGGATTCCGTAATCGGCACGCGTACGGTTGACGGTAAAGACTATTTACTAACCGATATTCTTAATCAAATGGCAGAAGCTATTAAAAAGATAGCTGGTGATGAAAACTTTACCAACAATCCAACACGTACACTAAAAGCAATCACCGATACTATAAACGGACTAGGCGAAACCTATTACAAGAAAACGGATACAGTAAACGAAGCCAAGCATGCAACGAATGCAGACGAAGCCAAACACGCAGCAAATGCGGATACGGCAAAAAATGCAGAAGCGTGTGTCAAAAAAACAGGTGATACCATGACGGGCACGTTAAGGGTTCCGGGCCTTGCTAATAGCACAATTGATTTAGATTATTACGCTAAAAATAAAATTGGTTATAGTGGATTTACATTTGGCGAATGCAATAACTACCGCATATGGGGTACTGAATACTGGGGAACTGGCGCTATATTCTCGTGGAATACAAGTGCTGCCAAAGTATTAGGTACTCAACTTTATTTTGCCAACAGTAGCGCGGCGTTTATTCGGTTTGATACAAATTCAAACACGGCTACAGAATGGCAACGCATTGCAACATTCGAGAATAACAACACGTTAATATTCCCGAATGGCGCTAAATTGAGGGTAGAATAATGCCTAATCTAGTACTTGAAAAAGGCGGTCAAACACACCGTTTTAAATTGCACGAAGATAAAAGTGTTACTCGTGGCAAGTTTATTTCTGTTCCGTTTAACGGTAAAGAATATTATGCACGTTATGGTGACACATCAACACCGCTTAAAACGGAAATTAACGGGCGCGAATATTCTGTACAATATGATCCGGTTGATTTTCAAACGATACGTTGGCAAGGCACAACAAGCAATACTAAAACTGTGTTTTTCCCCAAGGGTCGCTATGTGGTTAATATGTTTTTACATCAATACAAACGCATTGAAGTTTATATAAGTGAAAGCAAGGAAAAGGCGGTAACTGTAACAATTAACAGATTGGGTACTTTTAACGGAAAATACAAATTGACTATAGACGGAGTTTTTGACGAAAAAATTGAGAACAACTCTAAAGACCCTAGTTATTGGATAGAGCGCATAGGTGATTAACAATGAAACTAGATAGCCTTGAACATATGATAAAAGATTATGAGCGGCGCACAGGCGAACGAGTCAGTCTAAGTGGTTTTTATTTCGATGAAAATAATAACTACAAGGATAAATACAATTACTATTTCAAATTCTTCCCAAATGCTGGCTTCCTATTCTGGAGCATCAATGAATATGAGGGCGAACGGTATTTTACTATATGGCAGACATACGGTGATATGAAAATCATAGGTAAATATATTGTTGAAGTGATGAAGTTGAATGATCTTGATGTAATTGTAACGGCGACACATCGAAGCGTGCGCGGTTTCATTAAAAAGTGGAAAATGGAACGCATTCCAACTATGGACTATACCTATAATGGTTTTAATTACAAAGTGTTGAAAACGGTGCGTAAACACCTTGAAGCTACTTTGTAGAAAGGAAAAGCATGTTCACTTTTGACTTGCAATTATTCGGGGGCGGTAAGAAATCGAAGGTACAAAGCATCGGTGCTAACCTACCGGCAGCCGGTCCCGAAGAAAAGCAACTACTACAAGGCCAAATGAATTGGATAAATAGAACCAATCAAAGCGCTAATACCTTGCAAGGTATGGGCGATAGAGCCTTAAATAATGTAGTTAGTCCGCAATATCAGCAAATGTACAATGCATATTTGGGGACTAACAAAGATAACCAAAATGCACTAGCAGCATTGCAAAATCAAGTGTCAACGGCTGGCGCCAAGAACTTAACGGATAACACACGTTATGCAAATCAGTTAGGGGCCAGCGTTGATGCTATGAACAATGGAGCGGGGCAACTAGCGAATGAATACAACGGCGCATTATTGAAAAATCAAAACGCAATGGATAGTATTACCAATGGCCAACTTCCTACGGCTTATGCAGATGCTAGACGACAAGCGTTAAATAATGATTTACAGGCTACGGTAGGTAATGCGGTTTCTGGCTTAGCAAGTCGCGGTATTGTTAATTCTTCAATCACAGATAATGCATTGAACGATATTAGCAAGAACGCATCGAATACACTTGCGGCACAATATGCAAATGATTTGAACCAAGCGGCGGCGCTTAATTCGCAAGCATTTAACAATAGTTTGAGTGGCATCGGTGCAAAAATGGGGTTATGGGGCAATACCTATAACAACCAACAAAACGGCATCGTAAATCAAGCGAATTTGATGAACCAAGGGTATACAAATCAAATGAATAACGCCGGCACCGCAGCGGGGTTAGTAGGTCAGCGCGAAGGGTTAGCGCAAAACCCTATTAATACAGGCGCAACAACACAAAGTGCATCTACTCAACCGGCTAAGGATTATTATTCTATGAGTCAGTTGAATAATGCGGATCAAGAAGATTTATTAAACAAATATATGACATTACGCTACGGCCTAGCACAACCGGCACAAACAATGGTTAAGCAAGGTAACGGCGGATTCTTAGGAGGTTTTATGAAAGGTTTTTGTTTCGTAGCTGGTACTAGAATTTCAACACCAGAAGGCGACAAAGTTATTGAAAGTTTTGTAAATGGTGATACTGTTATCACATTGGGTTCGGTCAATGATGTAATTGAATTACACGATATGGGCGAAAAAGAAACACATCGCCTTGAAACTGTTGATTGTAATGTTGTTACTACAGGTAGTGAAAAAGTATTAACTCCGGAAGGCCTTAAATTGGTTGAAGAACTCGCAATCGGTGAACCAATTATGACAGTACACGGCTATCAAGTTGTTACAGTTAGTGAACCAACCGGCAATACTGAACAAGTATTTGAATTGCAATGTACTGGTGATAATCTATTCTATGCTAACGGCATTATGGCGGAAGGCATTAATGAAGCAGAATTGAAAGCGATTGCAGATGCAAAGAAAATATCTGAAAACACCGGTAAGAAAGAAACTGGTGAAGGAACAGATGAAACAAATGATTCAACAGATAAAAACCCGGAAGATACTGACGAAGTAACAGACGAAAAAACAACAAAGAAAACTTCCAAAGGTAAGAAATCGGAGAAAGTAGAGGAATAACACAATGGGCGTTATTTATTTACAAGATTATAACCCGTGGGAAAGCATCGGTGAATTGGCTGGCCGATACGGCGGGTATCGTTTAGGTCAAATTCAGAATAACCGCATGGCGCATGGATACCAAGATATGCTAAACGGTGGCGAACAGGCGACACCGGCACAACAAATGGCAAGCCAAATGCCAACGCAAGGACAATTTAACGCTGGACAGTTTATTAATAACGCTATGCGTAATAATTCCTTCGGTGCGCAAGCGGTGGCGAATAATCAAGGCTTATGGGGCGGTCAAAATCCGGCAGCACCAGCACAACCGATGCAAGCTAACACAGATGCACCAGCCGCACCAGTTCAACCACCACAACAAGGGTTATGGAATTTTGAAAATCTAAACAATACCGGTATTGGTAATGGTGTACCGCAAACGTATCAAGAAATGATGCAACAAAGGGCAAATAACCCTTTTCGTGGGGCGCCCAAATTGGTAGAAAATGGTAGTACCAATGAGGATAAAGCGCCGGGCCAATATTCTATACCAGATAAAGCAACTATAACCAGTGAAGCACGCAAACGACTAGGGGCGAATACACTCGCCCTTGTCAAAGCTGGTTTTGATTTCAAGACGGCGCAAGGCTTAGCCAACGAACAATATCAAACCGACGTGAATAATATGTATACGCAACAAGTCAACGAATATCAAGAAAAAGTGCTTGAACCAATGCGCCAGCAAATCATGAACAACCTTGTATTCACTAAAGACAAGGACGGCAATCCGGTTGTAGACACATACAACACAAAACGGGTTAAAGGATTGGCGCCAGCCGTTGCCAGATACAATTATCTAGCAAGTAAAGTAGGCGCCGGTACCATTGATATGAATAACTTGAACAGTATTGCGGCGCTTGATAAGCCGGATTACAAGTTTAGCAGCGCGCAAAACGGTCATATTGTACGCTACAACATGGGCGACGGTACTATTCAAGATATGGGCGGTTATGGCAAGGTCGAAACAAAACAATTTGCGAACGGCCAAGTTATCGTAATGACACCAGACGGCCAAATGAAAAATATTGGTAATTTCGGTGCGAAGAATATCAAGGTTATGCCGGACGGTAAAACGTATATTGTTGGCACAGACGGCAGCATGAAATATGTAGGCACACATGTAAAACCACCTACCGCATCACAAACAGGTACAAGCGGATATAATGCACAGGTATTAAGAACACTATCGGCGCAGCATACTGCATGGGTTAAGGCTAACCCAGATAAGGACGAAAGCGAAAGTCCTTATTATGGCAAATTACAAGGTGCATTAAGCGGTGCGCCTACTGGCGGTGGTGCTGGAACGCCAACGGTTAAACGGCAACCTACCTATTCAGCTGATGAACAAGCAGCAGTTGCCAAGCGAATGAACGAACTATCAGCGCAAGGCTGGAGTGATGATCAGATTGCAGCTGAACTTGATGCGGCCGGATACGGCAATTATAAATCGTGGTTAAAATCTTATTAATAAAAGGGGTAGACTATGGGTGCGTTTGATGATATTACGAACCAATACGGTAAGGCAGCTGGAAACGGTAACGCCTTTGAAGATATAACAACCGAATACGGTTATGACGTAGGCAACGCGCCCAAGCCTACGTTTTGGGATAGCGTTAAAAATAATGCCGAATACGTTGCTAATGGCGTTAAAAACAATATTGAATGGATTGATAAAACCGGTAAAGAAATTAACGACAATGTAGGTAATACATTAACAAATTGGAAAGATGATGTATTAAATAAAACAAACAATCTAGGTAGGGAGTATTCAAAAAGTGCTGCTAATGCCATTGAAGCAAATGGAGATAATTTTTCTGCGTTTGACGATAACGGCGACTTTATAGAAGAACATGCAACACCGGGCCTAAACAAAGCAAGAGCAGAAGCATACAATGCCGCAGTTGGCAAGCCGGCTGGATATCTAGCAATTACTCCGTATGTTCCACCACAGGTGCGAATAGCTGCGGGCGTCCTTGCTGCGCCTACGATTGCAAGTGATACGGCGGAAATGTATAACGCCAACGCAACAGCCGAAAACGAAGGAACGGCACCGGACGGTGTGTTAGGGAATAAATATGTTGCTACGGCAAAAAATGTTTTAGTAGATCCGATTGCGGAACCGGTTGGGCGTTTAGTTGATGATCCGGGAGAGTTCGCAAAAAATATAGCCATGAACCCTACTAATTTATGGGATGATGTGTTTTTACCGGTTGGTATGATTAAAGGCGCAACACCTAAAAAGGTATCTGGCGCCATTGGCGAACGTGTGGGGCGTGTTGGTGAACATATCAAAGAAAAGGCATCTAATGCATTTGAGGATATTGGGGAACGATTTACCAAAAATGAACCTAAATTTGAAGAAGGTGTTATGTATAACGCCTTTGATGATATTCCAGTACCGGAAGA